CCTTGCTCTGTGGACTCGTGCTGTGCGTGCCATTGCTCTTGCTCGGCGCTACAGTTGCCGGCGCGTGGTTCGTTGAGCTGCTCTGGTCGTGGTTGTGGTCGTGAGCGTCTTTCATCTTTTCTCCTCCTCCCGGCGCCCTCCCTGCCGGGATTTCGTCGGCCGACGCGTGAGCACACCGCGTCGGCCGGCATTTTTTTGAGACCACCGCATGCCTGAGATTCGATTCGAGGCCGATGCCGACACCGTCGCAGTGATCGATGGGTATTGCTCGGCAACAGGGAAGTGCCGCACCGAATTCATCAACCCCCTCCTCAAGCAGCGGGCGCGTCAGAAGCTCCATGAGGCCAGCGTAGTGCTGCGCGTGGCCGCCGGCAATCCGGGGCGACCGGAGGGGGGCCGGAAGCCGTGAAGAAGGACAAGATCAGGACGTTTGCCGCGCACAGCGCGGCCGTACAAGAGCCGGCCGGCCCGGACAGAAAAGCGCTGGCAAGGACCGCCGACGACGTGGCGCTGGAACTGCACGGCCTCGGCAACGCGCTGCACAAGGCTGGTCTGCACCAGCATGGGACTGCGGCCGATGTGGCCGCGGGGATGATTGAAACGATCGTGGAGGAACTGCGGGATGGCGGTTGATTACGAGAAGTTGGGGGAGTTGATTGACGGGTACGGCGGGATCAGCGCCGACGACCTGCACGCTCTACCAGAGGTGCGTGACGCACGCGACGAAGAAGTCGCGCTGCTGCGCGCCGAGAACGTTCGTCTGCGCCAGGCGCTGGCCGAGGTCGAACTGATCCTCACCGGCTTGCGCGGCGGCATCGCGGACGACGGCGACATCCTGGGGAGGGCGGCATGAGTCAAGAGGTGAAGTGCTCCTGCAAGCACGATTCTCAGGATCGCGAATACGGCAAAGGTATGCGCGCCTGCACGCCGGTAAACAAGTCGAAGGACGTCAAGTCTGGGAATGTGCAGCGCGTCCGTTGCACCGTATGTGCTGCTGAGCACGCTGCGCCGGAGGGGTTCGAGGCATGAAACGCTATTTGAGCCAGACACCTGAATTCCGCGCCGCTGTCGAGCGTCGCCGCGCCGAGGCCATGCGCCGCGTGCCGTGGCCGTGCCGCATCTTCAGGGCAGCACTCGACGGCTATCTCACCGAGCTGCGCCACATGCTCGATGCGCCGATCTACATTGGTCCTGGGAGGTAGGCGGTGGCCAATGAAATCGAATTCATCGCGCTGCCGTTCCCGCTACCTGACGCCGAGCGGGTCGCTCTGAAGCGACTTGGCGAGGCCGCATGCAAGGCACGTGAGCAAGCTGGTTCGCGCGTGGTGCAGACCGAAGACGGGCAGGCGCTCGCGGACTTCGAGGCCGGTCTGCGCGCTTCGATCGGATTCCGGCACGGCCGGCCGTTGATCGGAAGCCGGGGGGAGTCATGAAACGCCGGGTTCGCCGCTTCCGCCGCCAGTATGCCTTCCTTTCCGCCACACAGAAGTGGGCTTGCGACTGGCGGGCCTACGTGCTGTCGAGGATGCGGCAGCCGTGAACGTCACACCAATCTCTGTAGCCGACCATCTCGATGAGCAGGCCGCCCACGTCTCGCAGTCTGCATCGCTGATGCACGCGTCAGCCAGCTACCTGCGCCGTGCCGGCCCGGTCATACGAGCTGCGCGCTTGTGCGTGATGAACCCGGCGTGGGCTGGCGTCAGCGACGAGGACGTGGCGCTGGAGAAGGCTCTGCGCGACGGCGGGTGGCTGTGATGAGGATCTTCAACACGCATCCTCAAGCTCTGGACGAGTTCCGCAGGCGCACCGCGGCCGACCAAGGAAAGGCGCAGAGCGTGATGACATACGCCTACAAGTGTCGGAAATGCGGCGCAGAGATGCAAAAGCCCGGCGGGCGCAAGAAACATGCAAGCGGGAACGGTTGGATTTGCCCTGGGTGCGTGGCAACTGGAGCATCAGCATGAGCGGAAGTCGCAAGGGTTGGACCGACTACATGGCCACCAGCGCGGTGCAGGCTCCGCTGATCGATGCCGGCGAGCTGCCGGCGCAGCCGAAGCGCCGCAGGCCAGGGACAGTGAGGCGGCCGGTCGTCAAGGAGATCGAGATCCAGCGGCAGATCATGACTGCGCTTTCACTGCATCCGCGCGTCGCTCGGATCGAGCGCATCAACGTCATGGCTGGCCGGCTCATCGGCAGAGACGGTAAGCCTTCCCGCTTCATGCGGTCGTGCCGTCGCGGACGCGTCGATCTGGACGGGATTTCGTGCGATGGCAGGGTCATCGCGATCGAGGTCAAGAAGCCGTCAGAGCGGCACAAGGTGACCGATGAGCAGAGAGCATATCTGGACCAGGTGGCTGCGGTCGGCGGCATCTCCGGTGTCGCTTGCTCGGTCGAGGAGGCTCTGGCGATAGTGGAAGGACGAATGTGACAGCCGATGTGCGCATCAGCGTCGGGCTGCCGACGCACCCGAAGACGAAAAAGCTCATCAAGCGAACAGGGACGGACGGCGCATGGCGCCTGGTCTGCTTGTTTGCGTGGGTTGCAGGAAACCGGCCTGATGGCAACCTGTCTGGGCTTACAGCGGAAGACGTCGAGCTTTGCGTCGATTGGCCAGGAGCCGACGGGGCGTTTGTCGAAGCGCTGCTTGCAGTCGGGTTTCTGGAAGGCGTCGATGGCGCATACCGGATGCACGACTGGCAGGATCACAACCCGTGGGCGGCCGGATCGGATGCGCGATCGGACAAAGCAAAGTGGTTGGCCATGATCAAGCATCACGGCAGGGAAGAGGCGTCACGAATAATGCCAGAGTATGCCGCCAAGCTATCCGGCAAGAGCGTAGCAGTGCAGCAGCCTGCTACTAGCATGCACGTAGCAGAAACTAGCATGCCAGATCCTGCTACGCGCTGTGCACCGTCTCCGTCTCCGTCTCCGTCTCCGTCTCCGTCTCCGTCTCCGTCTCCGTCTCCGTCTCCGTCTCCGTCTCCGTCTCCGTCTCAGGTGGAGGTTGGTGGTGTACCCGAAGCTCTTCCAAGGGAGGTAGCTCATAGGGGGCCAGCGTCGTCAGACGCTGGAAAGGTGGTAGGTCGCGCGCGAGCGAATTCCGCGCCGGCTTTGCCGGCGACGCCCCCAGATGAGCGCCCGTCTGTCCTGCATCTCGTCGCTGAGCAGGAGAAGCCTCCGCGGCGGGCCTCAACATCGGCCGAGCAGGATGCTTGCCGGGACACATGGGCTGCCTACGTCGAGGCGCATGTCGATCGGTACGGGGTGGAGCCGGTTCGCAACGCCAAGGTGTCGGCGGCGATCAAGGCCTTCGTCCGCCGCGTCGGCGGTCAGGAAGCGCCAGGCATAGCGCGGTACTACGTCGGCCACTGCTCCGCCTACTACGCCAGGCGTTGCCACGACACCGGGGCGATGCTGGCCGACGCCGAGAAGCTGCGTACCGAGTGGGCGACCCAGCGGCAGGTGACGGGTGTCACTGCGCGGCAGCAGGAGCGGGCTGGCACGATGCTTTCGGTGGTGAATCGGATTCTGGCTGAACGTGGGGCAACGGGATGAGCAAGAGCAAGGGCTTTGCGGTGTTGAAGGCAATCGCGGCGACGGCCGAACTGACGGGCACAGAGCTTAGCGAAGCGGCGCTGCTGGTCTTCGAAGCAGACCTGGCCGGGTATCCCGAGGCGGACGTGCTGGCCGCTCTGACGAGATGCCGGCGCGAACTGCGAGGGCGTCTGACGATCGCCGACGTGCTCGACCGCATGAGCACCGCAGGTGGCCATCCGACATCCAACGAGGCATGGGCCATGGTGCTGGCCTCGCTGGACGAGTCGGAAACGGTCGTTTGGACGGATCAGGTTGCCGAAGCTGCGGCAGTGGCGAGGCCGATCATGGAGGCTGGCGATGAGGTAGGAGCCCGGATGGCATTCCGCGACGCCTACGAGCGGATCGTCAGGGAGCGCGCTGATGAGCCGCGGTGGTTCCCGAGCCTTGGCAGCGATGCTGTCCGCCGCGAGGCTGCTCTGGACCGGGCGGTTGCCGACGGACGGCTGCGGAGAGAGCACGTGGATGGGCTGTTGCCGCCGCCGATCAACGCCAAGGGGCATGTGATCGCTGGGCTGCTGTCCGGCGACATGTCGGCGCCAATGCCGCGAGACCCAGAGTTTCGGACGCGCATTTCGGCGCTCTTGCGGCAACTCCATGGAGATCAAGCGGCGTGACGTGGGAAGTGAAAGAACTCGATCCGCTGCTGTGGGCCAAGCGGCTCAAGTCGCAGACAGCGCTGAATTTTCTGCGCAAAGGCTGTGCTGAAGGGGATTCCAGTCTGCAGGAAATCGTGCGGAAGCACATCGCCGACGGCATCTGCACCGACGACGGAAAGCTCCTGCGGAGATGGGATGGGCTGCAATGGGTCTCCGTCTAGCTGATCTGAGCGCTGACATGCGCGAGCACTACGAGGAGCGCGCTGCGATCATCGAGTTCGATGCCGGCATGCCGAGGCGTGCAGCCGAGGCGATGGCGCTGCAGGAGGTCTTGGCGATGCAGACGAGGATTTCTGCATCGCAGGGTGAATTAGATGGTGGCTACGGCTTGCGCTAGGTGGCCAAGGATGGGCGAACGCTGTGCTGGTGGTATCCGAGCATAGGGCAAACCAAGAAAACCTCGCAACGAGCGATTGTGAATGTTTCTGGAGATATGGATGGCGATGAGTTTGAAGAAGGCAATGTGCCAGGCGCTTGTCGACGGGTGGCACGGCGATTGGAAAATGGGCCGTGTCGTGCAGCATGCGTGGAACCTGATCGACAAGAGCCCGGAGAACGAGACAGAGAAGTACGCACAAGCCGCTTTAGCGGTCAATGTCAAATATCTGCATGCTGCAGATGGTGCGCAGCCGTGGATCGCCAGGAATATGAGGAGCCTCAACGAGGCTTTGTGGGCAGGCCGGCCAAGGGATACATGCGTCGCGTGTGCCGAACGAACGCTTGGACTGCATCCCAAGGTAGCAGTGGCTGTTTCCGTCCGGGCAAGAGACAAGCGCTCGGACTGGAAAACTGTCAAGTAGGGCAGAAATGATCCACTACCATGGGCTTCCCATTACTCCAAACACTGCGGCCATTGCGGCGGTCGGCAGTGGGCATGCCTTCGTGTCATTTGCTCGGCCAGATCAGTTGGGGGTGGCAATCGAGTTCTGCCAGAGCTTCGCTGTGGACAACGGTGCTTTTTCAGCCTGGCGGAGCGGCGAGCCGATCACAGACTGGAGTCGGTATTACGAGTGGATCGCCGAACTGCATCGGTATCCATCGTTCGACTTTGCGGTTATCCCTGATGTCGTCGATGGGGACGAGAAGGCAAACAACGACCTGCTGGCAGCTTGGCCGTGGAAGAATTCTGCAAAGACGAAATGGATCGGTGCTCCTGTGTGGCACATGCACGAGTCGATCGACAGGCTGGAATGGCTTGTTGAGGAATGGCCGCGGGTCTGCATCGGGAGCAGTGGGGATTTCGCATCTGTCGGCGACTCAAAGTGGTGGATACGAATGGCCGAGGCGATGAACGCGATCTGTGACAAGAATGGAAATCCGCTTGCCAAGATTCACGGCCTGCGGATGTTGAACCAGGACATTTTCACTCGGCTACCATTCGCGAGCGCGGACAGCACGAACATCGCGCAAAGCATTGGCATCGATAACAGGTGGCGCGGAACCTACACGCCGCCAGGCAAGGATGTGAGGGCGACGGTACTGCGTTTGCGCATCGAAAGTCAGCAGTCGGTGACGTTTTGGGACAGACAGTCCGTACAGATCGGAATGGAGTTGTGAGCAGGTGTGTGGCCCATCCCCATGCGACCAGCCGGACTGCACATGGAGCGAGGCGCACAGAGCGCGTTGCGAGGCCCGGACCGTCATGCTGTGGCCGGCGCAGGAGCGCAAAGCGTACTACGGGATGGTTGCTGAGAAGCGCGGGACGGGTGCGGCAAGACAGCTCGTGGCGGATGTTTCGACGGAATGGAGGAGGATCGGCGGTGATCGGTTGCAACAGGCTTGACGCGCTGTTCGTGCGGGTGACGGGGCTGTGAGTTGTTCGGTCATGACGCACGATCCCTACAGCCTCGCCGCCCAGCTGTCGTCACTCACCAGAGAGCATCGCGTGCAATCCGGAGACAGCGCACACGGCAAGGTGAGCCCGTCGCAGACCACCGCGACCGGCATGGTTCTCGACTATCTGCGGTCGGAGCCTGTGTTCAGGCGGCAGTGCGAGATCCGCTGCGCTCTCAAGCTCAGGCATCCGTCGGTGGCCTGGGCGCTCCTGTGCCTGAGACGACGGGGGTTGGTCGACGTGATTCAGGATGTGGCCAGGAACCCGCGCTACATGCGGTATCGGGCAAAGTCATGAGCCGGTTCAACGAGTATGGGTTGACGCCACAGCAGGAAGCGTTTGCCGTGGCCGTTGCTGCCGGGGCAAGCCTGTCCGATGCTTACCGGAAAGCATACCCTCGTGCGCTGAAATGGAAGCAGGAGCACGTCCACGTCAAGGCGTCTGAGATGGCGTCCAGTGCGAAGGTACAGCGAAGGATTTCCGCCTTGCGCGCCGCAGCAGAAAAGGTGTCGACCCTGGAAGCCGCGCGAGTGCTCGACGAGATTGCGAAGCTGGCGCACTCCGATGTGTCCGGGATCATGCATCCGGACGGGCGCGTGAAGTTGCCGCACGAGTTGGACGATGCGACACGCGCAGCGGTGGCGTCGTTCGAGATCGACGCGAGCGGGCGGATCAAGTACCGGTTCTGGGACAAGAACGCGGCGCTGGAGAAGGCGGCCAAGTACTTTGGCCTGTACGAGAAGGACAACGAGCAGCAGGCCACGCCGATACGCGACATGCTCGCGTCGCTCGGCGGCAAGGTGGTTGTGCCGAAGAAGAGCAATGGTACCGGCAGCGAGTAGACGGCAGCCTGCCGACGAGCCGTTCGACGCTGAGAGCCTCGAGGCGATCCGGGATATCCTCGACGACCCGGACAGCCGCCTGAGCCGGCTGTACTGGATCATCACCAAAGGCGACACCGACGACGAGCTGGTGGTGCGTTTCGCGCCGAACGTCGTGCAGCAGCGCTTGGTCGATCGGTTGTGGCACCGCAATCTGGTGCTGAAGGCGAGACAGCGCGGCATCACGACGCTGATCGCGATTCTGTGGCTCGACACGGCACTGTTTTCCCCGGGGCCGGTGTACTGCGGGATCATCGCCCACGAGCGAGAGGCCGCGGAGGAGATCTTCCGGACGAAGGTCGTGTTCGCCTACGAGCACCTGCCGGACTGGCTGAAGAAGGAATTCCCGCTCGAGAAGAAGACTGCCACGGAACTGGTCTTTGCGCACAACGGCGCGACGATCCGGGTCGCGACATCGATGCGGTCTGGCACCATTCACAGGCTCCACGTCAGCGAGCTCGGCAAGATTGCGGCCAAGTATCCGTTCAAGGCGCGGGAAGTTCTGACGGGCTCCATCCCGGCGGTTCCTGCCTCCGGCGTGCTGGTCGTGGAAAGCACCGCTGAGGGTCAGGACGGGGCTTTCTACGACCTGGCGCAGATCGCAAAGGAGACAGCGGACAGCGGGCGGACGCTGAGCGAGAAGGACTACCGGTTCCACTTCTTCTCCTGGTGGGACGCCGACGAGTACGAGTTGGACCCGGATCTGGTGGTCATCACTGATCAGGACCATGAGTATTTCCGGCGCGTCGAGTCGATCATCGGGCGGCCGATCTCGATGCGCAAGCGCGCGTGGTACGTGGCCACGCGGCGTGCTGACTTCGCTGACGAAGCGCCGCTGATGTGGCAGGAATACCCGTCCTATCCGGACGAAGCCTTTTCCGTGTCGATGGAGGGCTGCTACTACGCGACACAGATCGCCACGGCGCGCCTGCAGGGCCGCATCCTGCCAAGCCTGCCGCGCGTCTCGGCGCCGGTGAACACCTTCTGGGACATCGGCAAGGGTGACATGACCTGCATCTGGATGCACCAGCGAGTAGGACCGGAAAATCGATTTATCGGGTACTACGAGGCGAGCGGTGAGGATTTGGATCACTATGCCGGGCATCTGCAAAAAACTGGCCTCGTGTTCGGGACGCATTACCTTCCGCATGAAGCTTCGCACAAACGGATTGGACGGGATGCAGATAGCAACCAAAGCATTCGCGAGATGCTTGAGGAGTTGCTGCCTAGCCATAGGTTCGATGTCGTTCCGCGCGTGACGCAACTGATCTCTGGAATACAGGCTACGCGCCGGCAGTTCGCGTCCTGTTGGTTTGATGAGACCGCCTGCCAGCAGGGGATCAAGAGACTGGCCGGCTACCGCAAGCGATGGGATCGCGCTCGTGGCTGCTGGTCCGACGATCATGAGCACAATGACGACTCTCACGGCGCGGACGCATTCCGGCAGTTCGGGCAGGTAGCAGACAAAGGCGATACGTTTGTCGTCGCAGCAGCGCCTAATTCATCAGCGCGACGCCCAGCAAGCTGGCGGGTGTAGTCAATCATGGGTATAAGCGTCAGCGACAAGGGGTGATCATGGCGAAACCACAACCGCTATCGCTTGAGGAGTACACGGCGTTCTGGACAGAGATCCAGGAGCAGCCGCCGTGGCGCGCCACAGCAGACCGCGAGGCAGACTACATC